TGGAGGGGTTTATGACTTAGATACAATCGTTCATATAGTACAAGCCGCAGCAGAAAGTGGATGCAAGAGCCTTAAAAAGCCTATTGACTTTGATGAATTTGAGGTGTGCGAATGGATAGATCAAGTTGGTGGGTTATCTGCAAAAGATGGACAATTAGTTGAGTTTATGAAATATATGCAAGACTCAATGACTCCAGATTTAAAGCCAGAAAAGGAAACGGACGAAAAAAAAAATTAGGGTTTTATAGTTGGGACTCAATAATTATTCTCGCTATTGAAGTTGGCTTAACGATTAACGAGTTTTGGCAATTGACGTGGCGAGAATTTTTGTTGTATAAAAGGGCTTATGATAATAAACAGTTAAAGGAATGGGAACGAACAAGGATGATTAGTTATTTGATTTATAAAGCTAATACAACCGATAAAAGTCCTAAAAGCATTAAAAGTTTCTTTCCTTTGCCAAGTGATGAAGTTGAAGATGATAAGCCAAAAATAACCCAAGAACAATTGGCAAGGACATTAAAGTTGTATGGAGTAAAATAATAAAATGGCACAAGAAACGTTAAAAATTACGATAACCGCAGACAATCAACAAGCGGTTAAAAATATACAAGAAACAGTTACCGCAACGCAAAGTTTAGGTACTGCGTTTAAAACGTTGCCAAGTACAAGCAATCAAGCAACTAATGCATTAACAAACTTATCAAGAGTTGCACAAGATGCTCCTTATGGATTTATAGGTATTGCGAATAACTTAAATCCATTATTAGAATCGTTTCAAAGATTAAGTAAGGATGCTGGAGGTGCAGGTGGTGCTTTAAAAGCAATGGCAAGTGGTTTAATGGGTCCAGCAGGTATTGGCTTAGCTTTGGGTGCAGTTTCATCAATTTTAGTCGCATTTGGTCCTAAAATAGCTGATTTTATAAGTGGCACAAACGAAGCCACAAAAGCAGAAGATAAGTTTGCACAAAGTTTAAGTGATGCAAGAGCCGAAGCAAGTGAGACAGGAATAAGATTACAAGCATATTTGACAATTACTCAAAATGCAAGTGTAAGTGATGAAAGAAGGGCGGAGGCATTAAAAGCGGTTAAAAACGAATTAAGTAAAGTAAATTCTGCTTATGCTTCAACAATTACAAATGTTGACCAAGCAAGAGCAGCGGTTGATTTATATACACAAGCACTGGTTGCACAAGCTATAACATCAAGATATATTGATGAAATTGCTAACAAAACAATTGCTTTAGCTGATGCAAATAAAAAAATAGTTCAAACAGGTAGAGAATATTATAAGACTTTAGAGATGGCAACTCAAATGTCTAATGGATATTCCGATGCTTCAATTGTTCAAGCTGGTTCAATAAATAAAGCAAAAGATGCTAACATAGATGCTCGTAATGCTGCATTAGCTTTAAGAAGCGGAATAATTGGATTAAATACTGAGTTAACAAATACAATAAATTTAGCTTTAAATAATCCTTTTTTCTTATTAGATAAAGGTGCAAAGCAATTAGCAACATCAACAAAACAAGTTGCTGATAATATCAAAAAAATAGGTGGTGAGGCAAGAGGAATTACAACAGATATGACTGCACCTGTATTATTACAAAGAGGAGCAGCACCAACAATAACAAGTCCAACAGGAGCTGCACCTTTAGGTGGTAGAACAAGTGGATATGATGCTATTAAAATAACAAATGATATTAATGAGCAAACTAAAGCTCAAGAGTTATTTAACTTTCAATTACAACAAACTCAAGCAATTACTAATTTACTTGCACCAGCATTTGATAGCGTAGTACAAGCAATGGTAATGGGCGAAGATATTGGTAAGGCTTTAGAAGCAGCATTTAAACAAATTGTTATTCAATTGATTTCAATGGTAGCACAAGCCTTATTGTTTAAAGCTATTATGGCAGCAATTACAGGTGGTACAAGTGTAGCTACAGATGCAGTTGGTGGTGGTGTTGGAAGTGGAGCAGGTAATTTCTTAGGGGAATTCTTATTAAAGGGTTCTGATTTGGTTTTAGCAACTCAAAGAGCAAACAACAACTTAAATATTAGACGAGGCAATTAATGGCATATACTAATAAATACAAAATAACAATGGCTACCAAAAGCGGTAGCATATCAACACTATATTTACAAGAAGATGGTTATGCAGGTGCTATAATAGAATATCCAGCTATTAGTTTGCAAATTCAATACATCCCAAGAAGCGATGATATTTTTGAGGCAATTTATGTTAGTCAGTTAAACGTTATTATAGATGTTACTGATAACTTAAACAATATGCCTGACTTTACTTCTTTAAACGATAGAAAGTATTTATGTAAATTATTTTACGATACTACTTTAGAATGGCAAGGATGGGCATTAAGTGATTATGTTCAATTTTCATATACAACAGGCAGAAAGGAATTATCTTTTAATGCTATTGATGGATTAGGTATGCTTGAAAGAATACCATATCAATTGCCTGTTGATTATTCTTTAATTGATAGAATTACTTGTTTAGCTTTTTTACAAAATTCATTAAGTAATATTGGTTTTGGTTTAAATTTAATAAGTGGAATAAGTTTGTATGCAACATCTATGTTAAATAGAACAGTAAATACTTTTAACGAACCATTGATACAATCTTATCAAAATTATGCTTCAATAACAAATAATAATCAAGAACCTTATAATTGTTTAAAAGTAATAAGTGATATTGCCAAAGGTTTTGGTTGCCGTTTATTTCAAGCACAAGGCAAATGGTATATTGTACCTTTAACTCAATTTGCACAATCAAGTTATTATTTTACAGAATATAACACAAGTGGAACAGTTGTTACAAGTGGAACAAAGTCATTAACTGGACAAATACAAGGATATACAGGTAATACAAGTAATTTATTTTATGTTGAAAATAGTCAATTTAAAATATTAAGAAAAGGGTATAATAAAATAAGATTAGAAAAAGAAATTGAATACCCAAATAATTACATAACTAACTGGGATTTAAAAAATTATACAGTAGTAAGCCCAACAGAGGGTAATGCTTTTGGATGGGTTGAAAGAAGGGAAACAGGTGGTATTATATTTATCAAGAGTTATCCAGAGAAAGAGTACAATTCATTTATTCTTAATAACACAGTTTCAGCTTCTCCATTTGATTTAGGAGTAAGCCCAATAAATTTACCTAAACTTGGTATAAATGAAACGGCAAAAATAAGTTTTGATATAAGTGGTATTGGAGTTCCAGCAAGTGGTCCAGATGGATTATTTATTTTAAAGGTAACATTAGTAACTCCATCTTTTACATACTATATAAATGACAAAAAGGAATGGGCAAATATTGGAAGTAATTATTATTATTATCCTTTTGATGCTGCTAATGCAAAAGCTAATTTTACATTACAAACTCCACCAGCACCAGATAATGGCGTATTTGCATTTGAGTTAGTTTTAGCTGATAATAGTTCTCCTTATTGGAAATCTACTGTTGCTGGAGTTGAGGTACAAAAATTCAACCTTCAAATTGTACCTTCATTTATTGGCTTTAGAACTGAAAGTTTTGTAAATGATACAGAAGAATATGTTTTAGATATAGATTTGCCATTAGGTTTTAATCCTAACGTTGATGGTAATTATTCTTACAGAGGTTTTATAAGTAATTCAGTTGGAGAAAATTTAATTGGTTGGTACAGATTTGAATACCCTTTAGATATATATAGAAGTTTAAGTGAATTAGTAGTCAAGCAATATTCAAATTGCTTACATACTAATGTAATAAATATTGATAGTTCATTTATGGGTATGAATACAACAAACGGAAGATTAAGCGGTGCTATGCGTTTAACTTCTGCTGATACAGACCCAGCACAAATAAATGTTAGTAATAAAAAATACATTTTAGGTAATTCAACTATTGACTTACAAAATGATATTATACAAGCTACTTTATTAAATATAAACAATGAAAATGTTGAAACAACTTTAAGAACTGTTTATTCTAATAATAACCTTTCAAATGTAGTATCTGGTTATGGACATTTAAGGTCAACGGCTTATACAACTAAAGAAGCAGCTTATGCAGCACCTTTAACAAGTAATTTAGTTTATTTAGAAGATATTGGAGTTCCAAGTGTAGGGGATGTTTATTACACAAATGAACTTTTAATAACTCCTTTTAATGGTGCAAACTTATGGTGGAAAGTAATGACAACAGATATATCGTTTAAAGCATTTAAAATAAGTGGTGCTGGAGTAATATTGGAAGCATACGGATAATTGATTAAATTTGTAATATGGCAGCAGTAATAGGAAAAAACGTTATGCTTTATTGGCATAGAACAGATGTTGACCCAGAGGTTGATGTCGCTTTTGCGTGTAGTACAAATTGTACGTTTAATGTAAGCGTAGACCAAAAAGAGGTAACAAGTCAATCAAGTGCTTGGTTTAGAGAATATAAAAACGATGTGGCTACTTGGAATGTAACCTGTGATGGGTTAATTACTTTAAGTGGCTTTTCTTATTTGTTTATGCTTGAAAAGCAGTTAGCAAGAGAGCCAATAGAAATTAAGTTTGTAGTAGATAATGGAGTTGATGGTTTAACTATTATTAACGGAACTTGTAATATATCAAGTTTAGCAATAAACGCACCCCAAAAGGATGTGGCTACATATAATATAAGTTTACAAGGTAGCGGAGTATATGGAATAACAGGAACAACTGTTGACCCAGAAGGAGTTATTATAGTAGGTTCAAACCCTGTTAAGACAAAAGGTTACACGGCAATAGGAGGGGAAACATCAATTACATTTACTGACACAATAGGTTATTCTTGTCTTTACGTTTCAAGAGGTGGTGTGGATGCACAAAACATTTTAACAACAGGAACTGCAACAGGTGATGATGTTAAGTTTGTAAGTGCGACAGGGGTATTGACTTTTGGTAGAGTTTTGGTAGCAGGGGAATATATTAGAGCATTATTTCAATAAAATATTATGAGTCAAATTCAAGTAACTGGCGAAGCAAAAATAAGAACATTAACTGGTGCATTAACTGCAACTGCTGGGGTTGTTACTTCAGTTCCTTTAGGTGATGCAAATGGGGTAGCTACTTTAGGAGCTGATGGAAAAGTGCCATCTGCTCAATTACCAACTTTAGGTTCTTCATATAAGGGAACTTGGAATGCTGCTACTAATACACCTTACATTGTAGATGGTGTTGGTACGGCAGGGGATTATTATTTAGTTAGTACAGGTGGTACTTGGAATGGAATAGTGTTCGTTGAAGGTAACACAGTAATTTATTCAGGAAGTATTTGGCAAAGAGCTGGTGGTGGAACTGGGACAGTAACTT